GTTGCGTCAATTTGTTCTTTGGGTTTGCCGTAGACCCGTGAGAGTAGAGTGTCCATAGAATAGAGAGAGCCTTTCTCAAATGACTTGATGATAGCCTTTGCCACCGTCTTCTCAAGCATAGTTGCATCGTCATTCTCAAGCACCTCTTTGATTTGCTCCTCGTTCATCGCCATTATCGCTTGAATGGAATCGTTGACCTCTGCCAACTTGTATCCGTTCTCCTTCATTAGCGTGGTGAATTTCTTTGGACGGCCTTCTGTCCAGCGTCTTTCATCCTCGCCTTTTTTGAATGGTTTTAGGTTTTCTGGGTTTGCCATAATTTCACAGATTATTCACAGATTCTTTCTGTTGCCCATCTTAACGAGGTGGACGATTCTGAGCATTGCTTTTTCCTCCTTGATGTCCCCGTATCGGTTATGACAAGAGCGACAAAGTGCCATCAGATTTTCAATGATGTCCTTGTCCTTTGAGCCTCCCATTCCTCGTGCTTCTATGTGATGAATATCAACTGCCGTCTGACCACACATCTCGCAAGGTATCCAGTCGGTCTCGTGATAGTTCATTTCCTTGAGGTAGATTTTGGTGTGGTTCTTCATAGCCTGATAATCTCCGTTCCGTGTCTTTGAACATAGACATCCATAGCGTGATTGTGGGCGTTGAAATCCTCTCTGCGCTCGTTCTGTTGGTAGTTGTTTGATAGTCCAGTAAACACTCCATAGCCTCCGTCAATACCGATTGTGTAGATTGTTGGTACTCTGCCGCATAGAAAGGAAAACGCAAACCCAGATGAGTTGTGTGTCGGGTGTTGAGGTAGTCCTTTATTTGGGTCTATTGAGAATTGCACAAAGACGGTGTTTGAGGTGCTTGGTGTGGAGCAGGTTCTTGTCAAGATATACCGAGCGTTGATTGGTGACTTGATAAACTTGGTCGGGCTATCGTATATAACCGGGTCGTGCAGAGCAGCGATGTCGGCATATTTGGTCACATCAATGGCAGCGTTGATAGTCCAGATGTTGAACTCATCGGTTGGCTTCCATCTTTCCAAACTATGCCCAGTTCCTACAATCAACCAAGGCTTCTGGAAGAACCAATCCTCACTTGCGAGTTCGTCTACGCTTCGTAGGTTGTTCGTCATCTGCTATCTGTGCTGCTTCAATCTCAGGTTGGATTTCTTTCTTTAGACCCTCGGCTCGGATGATAAGCGAGTAAAACGCCTCAACAAAACAAGAGGAGCAGGTTGGCATCGGCCTTCCCATTTCTTGCTGATAGATTTGGCGGAGGCGAACTCCTTGTTCGGGAGTCACTCGGAAAAACCCACTCTGCTTCCATTGCGTGAAGAGAGGTTGTAGGTCAAGGATGTAGTTTATTTCTTCTAAGGTCATAGGACAAAACTATAAAGGGAAAAAGAGGCTAACAAAAAGAGCAGCCATTTGAGGTCTTTCATAGGTACCGGTTTAAGGTTGTTGCTCCCCAGCCTGATAGTGCGGCAAATGAGATGCCAGACCATCCGTAGAGAGGTATAAAGAGAAGGAGGCCAAGCCACCAAGCCATACAAAGTTCGCAGGTGAAAGGTTTGAGTTTAATCCTCCAGCCTATCTCCGCTACGAAGATGATTGCCAAGCAACTGACTCCGATTATTTCTAAGAGTGTATTCATCGTTGATTTGTTCTTTGATTCGTTTTACTACTGCGAGGATTTCTTGTCTGCTGATTCCGGTGATTCTTGAGATGGCTCTTGCTGACCTTGGTTTGATTCGCTCGTCTCCTTTTGACCAGAGTTCCCAGATTCGTGATTCGTACCAATCACATCCTGCCAATACTGCTTCAATACATCTGAAATGTGTCTCATCGTATTCTTCTGTGTCTGCTTCTATTTCTATTGTGCTGGTGTCCTCCATTCCAATCGGCCTGAGGTAGTTCTTCTCAAATGAAGTCCTCTTGCCATAGTATTGATTGAGGATGATGCGAGACACGAAACCTGCCCAGTATCCTGAGTGATATTTTTCTACCACCCATTCATCAGGCTTCTCGCAGAGAATGAGAAAGAGTTCTTGGTATAAATCTGACGCAAGTTCTTTGCCGACCTTGACGCAAAAACCCCTTACCCATTCCTGCTGCGATAGTTCAGTTATGATTTCGCTCTTTGTAATGTTTCAAAGTTTGTTTAATTTTTATTTGAAATTTGCACAACTTATCAACTCGTGAAACTCCCAACCGTCTTTCTCGTACTTCTTGCGATAGTATTTGATTTGGGCTTCGGTCACACAGCAGATGTCAGATTGCATTGTACCTTTTCTCATCACGAGCAGCCAAGATTTCACGGGCGTGTATGTAGGTTTGAGTTTCAATGAAGTTTGATTTGGGTAAAGACATAAGGTCATTGATTTGACGATATCCGTGTATGGCGGTTGAATGGTCTCTGAGCATATATTGCCCAAGTTTCATCCAAGAAAATCCAGCCCTTCTTCCGATGTAGAAGAACACCTGACGAGCAATTACATTGTGTCTCTCTCGGTTGGGTGAGCGCATCTCGGATACGGTCACACCTGAGGCGGTACTGACGGCTCTCGCTATCTCATCCAATGGGGCATTGTGGTCAACTGGGTTCTCTAAATCTTGCAGAATCATTTTGTACTCTTGAATTGATTGTCTTGCGTTGGCAAGGTTAGACCATAGCGTTTGGCATTTCTTCAATAGCCGAGCGTTTTGGATTTTGAGTTCTGTGTTTTCAGTATATAGGTCTTTCATAAGTGTTTTAGCCATTGTTCATATATCTCATCTGCTATTTGTGCAATCATTAACGGAGGCACAGACATTCCAATGAGATATATCACTGCATTGTTTACAAAATTATAATCTAATGGATAACTCCCTCCAAGACATATTTCTTTGTCATACAATCGTCTTGGTATTTCATAATGATAGTAAGAATTTGAACCTGCTCTCAATGTTGGCAATGCTCTATTTGGGTCTAATTTTAATTCTTGAAAATAGTGTCCTTTTGGATGAACATCAGCACAACTTCTTCCCGGTTTTATTTTTTCCCAATATGGTAAAATTCCTTCGGGTATATGTTTTCCTTTTTCATCACTTATAGGTTGTTCAATTTTATTGAATGGAATTTCTTGTTGATTAAAATTCAAATCAAGTTTTGGTACTTGAGTAAACATATCAACTTGATGCAAAAACTGTTTTGCAATATCTTTCCTCATTGCAATAAAAAAAACTCTTTCTCGTCTTTGTGGAACTCCCATTTTTGATGCATTCAACAACCAATGCTGAACAATATATCCTGCTTTGTCAAATTCATCATATATTCTTCTAACATAGGCTTTGGCTTCACCAAGTAAAAGACCTTTTACATTTTCTGCAACAACAGTTTTTGGTTGAAGTTTTTTTGCTAAATCAATGAAGTCAAAAAATAAATCATCTAAAACTTGCTCTGCTTGGCCTTCTCTAAACTTCTTTTCTTTACCCCAATCCTTCTCACGATTTCCAGCCATTGAAAAACTTGAGCAAGGAGGTGAACCATCTAATATATCAAGATTAAACAATTCATCAGGCAAATCATCCCTCAACTTAAAGGTTTGTATTGGCTCAAGATATGAATATTTTGGATTGTGATTTTTTTGATATGCTTCCATCATCTTTGGGTCTATCTCATTACATCCCAAAACATCAAATCCTGCCAACTTGTAGCCCATTGTTGAACCACCTCCACAAGCAAAACAACTAAACACCTTTCCTTTGTCTTTGGTGAAATTAGCGTTTTTTAATGTCCATTCGTAATTGTATTTCATTCTGTAAATTTTGTAAGTGAACCGGTGAACTTGACATCTATGGTCACGCATTCCCCGTGTCGGTTTTTGGCAATCATCAATTCTGCTTCCTCGGTATCGGGTTTTTCATCTTGGTAGTAGCAGGGTCGGTATGGGAAAAGAATCGCATCAGCGTCTTGCTCTATCGCTCCTGATTCCCTCAAATCTGAAAGTAGAGGTCTGTGGTCGCTTCGCTGCTCTACGGCTCGTGAGAGTTGAGATAAAGCAATTACACAAATCCCCAAGTCCTTTGCAATCAGTTTTAAGTTGCGAGAGATTTCAGCGACCTCCTCTTGGCGGTTTTGCTTTGTGCCTTTCATCAGTTGGATGTAGTCAATCACTAAAAGGTCAAGTCCGTGTTTCTGCTGATGGATTTTCAACTTAGCAGATAGGCGGTCTATTCTCAAGGAGGTGTCATCATCCAACCAAAGAACTGGGTTGTCTGCAATCGTGTAGTCCACTATTCTGTCAATGTGACCTTGAGAAAGGGAGTTGCTGCGAATCTTGTAGTTCTCAATATGTGTCTCGTGGGTGAGGATTCTTCGTGCCAATTGGTCAACTGACATCTCTAAGGACAGAAACAAAACCTTGTATCTCTCGGCTGCCAACAAAGCCCAAGTCATAGCGATGGCTGACTTGCCCATTCCCGGTCTACCAGCGCAAATAATTAGGTCACCTCTGTTCCAACCTCCCAAGTATTTGTCAAGGTATCTCCAACCCGTTATCATTCCGTTGGTAGCGTCTTGTCTTTTGAACGCTTCGCATATGTCATCACAAGCCTTGTTGATTGCTTTGCGAGAGGATATTGGTTCACGGTCAATGTGAATGGTTGCCGTTGAGATTAGGTCGGTCAATTGAGAAACGATGTCTGCTTTCAAGTCAATCTTGGAAAGTCCTTGAACAAGTCGCTCGTGTTCGTGTTTCTTGGCAAGTTGTTTCAGGTAGGCATCTACCAAGACATAGTCGGTTGCCATCCCTTGAATCATCACAAGGTCTCTCATTGGCATCGTCCCTTTCAACTCAATCAGAATATTTGAATTGTTCAAAGGCTTGTTTGCCAAGTAGAGTTCCTGAATCTTTTGAATTGCTGGTTGTATGTGAGAGTCAAACCAAGCAGAATTTGCTGAGAGAAGTTTGAACCGAGTTGTATCGTCAAACATCGCTGCTGCCAGTATGTATTGAGAAGGTGTCATAGTGTTGCCTTTTTGTATTTCGGAGAAGCAAGTTCGGTTTTTGCTTCCACTTTTGGAGGATAAATGCCTTGATAGTTTTGAGCGATTGAATGCTCAACGGCTTTGGAAAACTCCTCTGCCGTGTATTTGGTTTGAGATTG